CGGTGCCATCTGCTTGCGCCCACCACAGGTTGGAGAACGGCTTTGACTCGCCCCAGTCATGGGACCGGTCAACGGTCCAGCTATCCGGTATGCGAAACGGCTTTATTACGTGCAGCGATTCATTCCACAGATGGTCGAAACGGCCGCCGCTGGTGACGTCCCATGAACCTTCTACCCACGCTTTACGCCGGTTCGGGTCTTTGATAGCCATCAGGGTCGCGATGTACTGCGGATCAAGATACGGGTTCTCTTTGAATGAGCCGTGGATTGCAACGCGGGTTAGCGTCACATCCTCTTCTTTCTCGGTCTGAGGGTTAAAGACCCGCTGAGTTTCGCGAATGATGGTTCCGCGAGGCGCTGGCTCTATGAAGCGCTTCTTCACCCACGTATGGCCGATACCAAAGGGGTTAGTCGTGCTGAACGTTTCAAGCGGGATCGGCCTAAGCAGAGAGCCGTTAGCAAGCGGATAATTCTCAGGCCTGAACGATGAGCGCCTGCAGGAGAACATCATTTCGTAGAACTCGGCTGATTGTTGCTTTGTCAGTTCGTTGAACCCGATGAACGGGAATTCCTGCCCGTGATAGTCCCAGTAGTCGCTCTCTTCTTTCCCGAAGCGGAAGAGCAGCTCTTCGCCCGTAGGCCATACCCAGCGCAGCTCTGACGCAGACGCGAGATAGCGTGCCCCGTCGTTGAACAGGCGATACATACGCTTCGACTGCGTGATGATGTCGGTGAGGTTTTTATACTCGGTATCGAAAATCACCCCACGCCAGAATGAGCCATAGCCCAGACCTACCAGCCGGCGAAAGCGAGCCAACTGCGCCGCTGTTTTTCCGGGGCCGCGCGTTCCCTCGTAGAGGATCTCATTACATGGACAGCTAAGTGAGAGCGATTGCGAGCCAGGTAGAGGCTTCCATACTGCTTTGTAATTCATCCACCCAATACCTCGCCCTGCTGTTTTTGTGCCGCCTTTTCCCAGTCATCAACGTTATCGCAGGACGGGACCGGCATAACGTTATGAGTCGCAACCACGCTTTGCTCTACTTTCTGCTTGTTCGTGTAGACGTCGCCAACATCCTTAGCGGCTTGCTCAAGCAGTTGTGCGGTCATGCCGTAGTTATTCATGTTTTCAGCATTTACGGCCATGCGGTTAAGTACGCGGAGACGGTACGCTTTATTGGCGATCGGTATATCGGATATCTCATTAAGGAATCGGTCTCGGGTGGCATTGAAAAGGTCTACCCACTTTTTGGCGAGTCCTTTCCCGCTAACCTTCGTTGGATCGTTTTGATCCACCTGCTGCCGGGTTATTTTTACCCCAAATTCTTTTAGGACGGCATCGGCTACTTGTGATGGGGCTTCGTAGCACGCAACAGATTGAATTATGAAAGCTTTAACCTCTGGTTTTAATGCCGCCATAATTCACCATCCGTCCTAACCAGTCCTAAATTTACGCCAGCTTCAGCATGCAAGTCCCGCAAGCCCTGGCAACATCGATATGAGCAACCTCCGCCGGCCTGTTCGCCGCATCAACCATTTCCTGCACGTCTTTGCTGGCGCCGTAACGCCGGACCACTCCAACGAACTCTTCGACATCGTGACCGCGAAGTTTCAACACCGGCATACCGGTCTCTTTATTGAATTTCGGCGCGCCGTAGTCATCGGTAGCCTGGGCAATGTGGTAAAGCTCATGCTCAACCAGTGCGCAGAATTCGAGGTCGCTGCATTGCTCGCAGTAGTCTGCAGCCAGCGTGATGATGAACTTCGGTATACGACCGAACCATTCATGCATCTGCTGTTCCATGCGGGACTTCTGCCAGCCGCCGGCGCGCATCATTACCTGCTCACACTGGCCCATCACAACGCGGCCACTTTTGGCGAATGCACCCGACGCCCACATAAACGCGATATCAGCGTCAGCGAGTGCATTAGCGAGGTGCTCGTGGTCAGGGTTATGGAGCCGGCCTTCGTCAGAGAGTATGTGCTGATTTACCCACTCTCCGACTTCAGTAGCCGGGATAATCCGCGTATACGGTAGCCAGTTTTCGCCAATGAAGTTGACGGGAGGGAATGGTCGGCGGTCTTCAACTTCAGCCATACAGAACATTCCTCTGGGTTGTTCGGATACTTGCCGGGGAATTATTTAACCGGCAACTCATGAAACTTACATAAAACTCTGCCAATGGCACTTTACAGGCACCACCTGCAGAATCTTATAAACGCAACATTGCCACTTCTTCTCAGAGTTGCTCAGTCACTTCTCGTCTTTGCGAGCCGTCAAGATGTGGATCACCTCTTTGGTCGACACCAGATCTATGCTTCTTGTCGGGTAAGCATTATCGAAGCCACTCGGAGAATGGCTCCTGTAATGCAGGCTCTTATCTCAGCGCAGCCCCTTACTGCGTGCCGGATGCTCATCTTCGAGCGCCAGCATTGAGATATTTGGCCTAACCGCTAGCCAGGCCGTCTTCTCCGGTAGTCGACAGAGCCATATCGACAGGAGAATGAAGAGTAGAAGCATGATCACCTCAGGCACTGCGTGCTGATGTATTCATGCAGCGCCCTCAGGGCTGTTTGGTCACTGAGGATTCCGGACCGGATACCGAGAACGTTTCGTCCAGCAACTGAAGAGAGTTCGACGGTGGCATCATCGCCCACGCTGGCGGCGCCGGCGGTTTGGGTTGCGGCTGACACTGGACACTTGCCTTTGACGAGCACCCGACCACCATTATCAAGCTTGCGCTGCAGCATCATTTTCAGCTTTTGCATCGGCTAATTCCTTCGTGTATTTGGCATCCAGTGCAGCTACATCGCGCTGACGGGTCTGCATGTCGGTGATGGTGGCGTTAGCCAGCTTCAGGTTATGCTCGGCACCATCGGCTCTCTGTCTTTCCTGCTCGGCTTTGCCTTTGTAGTGACTGGCCGCGATAGCCAGCGCGCAAATCAGCACAGCAATGAGAGCCGGAAGACAGAACTTTTTCACCAGCGTCAGAATGGCTTCGGCTGTCATGATAAAAACAACGCTCTTTCAGCCTTGCGGCGATTCGTAAGGCCGGCCATTACTTTGCCGCCAGACTTATTCCAACGCAGGAACTCATCGGCAGCGCCTTTGATGTCGCCGGTGTTAAGCTTCTTCAGCAAAGTGGAAGTTGAGAGTGCGCGGGAGCCGACGTTGTAGGCAAACGATACCAGAGCATCAAATTGATTCTGAGTCAGCTTTACTTTAACGAGCTTCAGCACATCGTTTTCGTAGCTCACCAGTCCTGTTTTCAACAGCCGGTCAGCGGTAGCCTGGTCAATCTTCATTCCTGGCTTAATTGGCTTTCCGTCAACGGGATACGTCCAGCCATAGCCAATAGTCCAGGGCGCACCGCCAGTCCCCGGGTCGGGGTATGCGGTCAGGCGACAGCCTTCAAAGCCCTTTATCAGAGCAATGCCGTTATTGCTTATCTGCATTTCCGCCTCCGAAACGATTGCCGACATAACCGGACAGGAATGTGCTGAGCTTCTTCACGCCAATAAAGCCAATGAAGCCACCGATCCCTACAGTCAGGGCTTTTGGTACATCAAAGTAATCAAGCGCAGAGTAAGTTGTCAGCGCCAGAGCGCCGCACATCAATCCTTCAAATAAGGTTTCCTTCCAGCTGCTACCTGAGTAGGCCATTCTCAGGACAGCCATCACGATTGCCATAATGACGCCACCGATGGGCACGTCACCGCGCCACCAGGACGCAAGGATCTCGCTGATGTCCGCCCAGCCATGCGGTGTGTTAGGCATCTTCATAGTCTCCACCTCCGAATTACCCGGGGTGATGTCTGTAGTAAGGGGTCAGGCTCTCGGGCTGGATTTATCAACAAAGCACGTCGAGGATGATTCCCGTGAGCCTGAAATAGAAAAAGCCAGCACGATGGCTGGCTGAGGGTAAGCAAGTGTTGCTTAGAAATTGGTGTGCGGGCCGAGCGCTCATCTCTCGATTAACGATGCAATCACTCACTGCTTTCGTTATTGGCCGGTGTTAACCGACATGTTCTCTCACCACAAATGAAAAAGCCCCGCACGATGGCGAGGCTTTGGTGTTCTGATAGGTCAAACGCAAATACGCCAACCTACACTAAATATATTGCTCATTTGTTCATTGAAATGCAAGCACGTTATGACTATTTTTTGCAATTTTCCTCACACTTTCGCGATCGTTAAACGCATTTTGCAGCGGCTGGTACAGGCAGAAGAGCGCCGCGTTGATAACCTGCTTAACTTCCCGGCGGATGGTTGAAATGCTCGGGTGCTTATACTGGTTTCCGGCGCGTGTCTTCATCAGGCGAGGTTTGCTCACAGCATGCTGCCATGAGGCGATCCTTATCTCGCTTGAGTTACAGACGTAATAGGCAAAAATTACCTTCCATGCGTTCTCATCTACGTCTTTCAGGTAATGCCGGATAACGGCATCAATCAGCATCCCGTCATCATCGCTGCATACAGGCCTTGATGGTGCTTGCGGTTCAACCGTGGCCATGAATTTGGCAATCATATTTATCATCGCCTTGTCTATCTTCCCTGTCTGGCACCATGCGCCCCAAAGCTGGAGCCACTGATCTATCCACTGGTGCTGTTCGTTGGTTAATTCCAGTTTCATGCTTTCTCTCCCAGGGTCTGATAGATGCGAATGAAATTCTTGAGAATGCGGTAGTCAACCAGTACGGTGCCGCTGCTGCGTAAAAGACGGAGCTTTATCCAGCGGTCGCGGATGCGTTCGATAACGTCACGGCTCATTCGTCAACCCTCTCGTTCTGCCAGAGAGGAAGTGGAGACTTATCCCCGGCACGGCGAATTCGGGACTTTGCGTTCTTCTCAATCTGAATGAGTTTCTCGATGTTCTGGCGGCGCTGCTTTTCTTCCCGTCGGAGATATTTCACGCTCTCCATGTAGCGAGACTCCTGGTCACAGAGCGTCATCAAGAAGTCAAAAGGTTCGATCAATGTTTCGCACTTCCTGCAGCGTAAGGTCCGGTCCTTTTCGTTAACCCAAACGGTGGAGTGCAGACACATCACCTTCTTACCTTCGCGCTGAATAACGAGCCCATCCTGCAGGTCGTTATTCTTCGCTGGGAAAGCTATAACCTTTCCCAGTTCAATTTCGGTTTCTGTGCTCATGCAGCCTCCCGTTGTTTTATGAGCGCACGGCGTAGCGCGCTGTAATGGCGCCTGATGCCTTCCAGTTCTTCGATGGTGTATCGGTGAGGGGTGTTGTTGTTTTCGAGCGCCTCGACGCGCTCAGTGCCGATTTTCTCTACCAGGCCGATGCGGTACTGCTGCTGGTTGCCCGACAGCTGCACGTTGCAGTGATGGCACTGCTTATTGATATTGTCTTCGTTGTAGCGCAGGTGCGATGCCTTGCCGCGGGAACGGTAATGTCCTGCTTCCCATTGGACCGTTTCGAATGTGCCGCAGCTGATGCACGGCAGGTCAAAGTCCCGCTCGCGAATGTAGTCATTAACGACGCGCTGGGTCATGTCTTCCCAGTGCCGGAGAGGTTTCACAGCTGCTTTGCGCTTCCGCCAGGCCGCGCGCTCTTTCTTCTCTTTCGCCTGGGCCTGCTTCTCTCGCTTCTTCTCCAGTTCCTGCATGGCAAATTCTGCCCCATGCTCAGGGCAGCACCAGCGCTGATTTTCAAAGGCCGCGGTAAACTTCGCCCGGCAGATTTTGCACCGCCGTTGAGTTCGGTTAAGCATGACCACCACCCTGCACCTTCAGCAAAGTCAGGCAGCCACCAAACACCGCGCCGGTATCGATATACATCTGGTTCGCGTATTTGAGCGGCTGGCGCGCCGGGGTATGCCCGAAAATAAACAGGTGTGCACCGGTTATCTCCCGCACGATGCCGTCCTGCGCATCGCTGACACGCTCACGGTTCCATATCACCAGTTCAGCATCAACTGGCTTATCAAACTCATATTCGCTATGCGGATAATCGGCGTGGCAAATCACCACTTTCTTATCACCCGTTTCCAGCTCAATGATGAGAGGCAATTCGCCTGCCTTATGCACGAGTGCTTTGGCCAGGCGTTCTTTGTCATAATCCAGGTTAAAGAACCATCCGCCGCCGTTGACCAGCCAGTGATTAACATTTCCATGCGCTGACAGACCGTCGATCATCATCTGCTCATGGTTGCCCCGCACAGCTCGGAACCACGGCTGATTTATCAGATCCAGGCATTCAACATTCTCAGCCCCGCGGTCAACCATGTCTCCAACGGAAATAAGCAAATCCCGGGCTGGGTCGAACTTAACCTTATCCAGCTCATTCATCAGCAGCGTATAGCATCCATGCAGCTCGCCAACTCCCCATACGTTGCGCCAGTCAGCGCCGTTAATGCGTTGATAAATGCTCATGCAATTTTCCTTCTGGCAGCGTGGCGCAGCCAGCGGACATCCGCCAGGTGGGCCGTATAGTGAAAGGTTGGAATGTCTGAAGGTTTAACTTCGACTTTGCGCTTACGGCGAGCAGGAACGCGGAATATCCCATGCTCAATGACTTTCGCGAGGAGGCAGCTCATCACGCCTCCTGCTTCTGCTGGAGTTGCTGATATTCGCAACCGTGAGGGATTGTCAGGGCCAGACCAAATTGAGCGCACCACGCTTCGACCTTGCACAGGAAAATATGCATCTCACCGGTATCAAGTTGCGACGTGTGGCGAGGCTCCCAGGTGGTTTCTTTGGTGCCTGTGATGAAATCGGTGTAGGTGACTTCCTGGCAGCCGAGATAGGTCTTTTTGAGGTTGCGCTTAACCCACTCAGGGGTCGCGTCGGTACGTCCGGAGTTAATCAGGTATTCGCTGATTTCCGTGTACCACATGTGGCTGAGTGCGTTCTGCGACAGGCTGCGCTTTTCGCGCCACGGCTTCACCTGCAGGCGGAAGCATTGCCCGGCATCCAGCAGTGGCTGAATCTGCTGGCCGATAGCCGCGAAGTTGCCGCGATGGAGTTTGATGCCTTCTACTGGAAGAGTCATACGGCCTCCTTAACGGAAACCGCAGAATGCAGAAAATCGCCGGTGGCTTTCGCCATCGGTGACAGGGATTGCTTTAAGGTTTTGTGCGCCATGTGTCCCCACTTGGCGCCGGGGTAAAGTTGTCAGTTGTCCAGACTGACTAAGTAATTATCGCCCTTCCCGGGGATAAAAGCAAAATGAGCATATACGATAAAACCCCTCAGGAGAGGGGTTTGATTTCAACTGGAGGCTTTGCGTTCTGCGGGGGATTTAGGCATCAGTCGTCCCTCATCAATTCGTCATGGCCGTACCGCTTACGCAATTTACGCCGGGTTACAATCATCTGTACCAATGCGAGGATTGGCATTGAAACCGGAAATGTCATGATGATTGCTATCCACAGCAATGCGCAGGCCATTTCTACAGAGAGCACCACCGCGCACATATCGCTAACAGCAGCGATAGCCATAGAAAAAGCGTTCTTTAACCAGCCAAAATATCCCATTCGATACCGCTGAATATCATTCACCTTGCACCTCCTGCGGGGCGGCTGCGATCATGGCTTCGTAGATATTCCCGAACTGTACGCAGAATGATTCATCGCTATTGAACAGCACGTCGTCGCAGTTCATAGCGGCGGCTATCATTTCGTCTGTGGGCTCCTTCGGCACCATCACGTACCCCTCTGGAATTACCGGAGAGTTGCCAGCCTGGAGCATGGTGGCGCGGCAGGCGTTCCATCCCTTCACCTCGGCAATAGCTGCTACTGCATCAACGGCGTACATGCTCAGAGGATTTGGCATTGTTTTTTCCGCTGGTACTACCGGCGCTGGCTGCGCACTACCAACGAGTCGCGTTATTTCCGCTTCCAGACGCGAGCCTAAAACCGTTTCAGTGCAATGCTCAGCCCATTCATTGGTTTCTAATAACCCAATGATGTTGCGCACATCGTCATCGACACCGGTTTGTACTGGCTGCGCGTGGCGATAGAGCGGAATAATGTTCCGGGCCTGACCTTCTTCGACAGCCCACTCTGGCGGCGCTTCACGCTCAATGACGCGATTAAAATTCTGAGGCCCTTCACAAGTAATGCAGGATGCCCATTCGTAGTCCCATGCCACCGGCTTGCTGTCCATTGCGGCCTTGCGGCGTTCCTGTAGCTCGCGCAAACACGTCAGCATTTCCAGATTTAGCGAATGAGATTCCGTAGCTAGCCACACCGCTATTTTTTCAATGCGTTCGTCTGTTATGGTTAATTTGCTGGTCATGGTTGGCTCCAGTTATCTTCAATCGCCACGCCTAAGCGGTGCAGCCAGTCGGCAAGCTTTAACATCGACTCGCGGTCGCTAAGGCCTTCTGGGAAGTCTTTCAGCTCAATGGTCGGCATAAAGCGACCGAAGCTATCGCGCTCCACCGTCAGGAATTGCTCCAGAACAGTTTGATGAATGCGGCTGTTATGCCGCACCAGGTAAACGGATTTGGAGTCTTTGGCTTTTGGGTCATAGCGATACTCAGTCAGTATCATCTGGCTTCTGGTGCGATCGGCTCCTCTCCACATCACTCAGCCTCCACCTTGATGCCAGCGGCAGACGAGAACAACTCAAGCGCCAATCGCACTTGATGCTCAACTTCATCAGCTAATGGGGATTTGTAAGTATTCCTATAGTCCGGCAACTTCACAGTGACGGTGCGGGATTCCAGGCCTTCAGCAGGCTTAGTGCTCCAGCCGTGCCACCACATGAAGGCGCAATAAGCGGCAACGTCGCGCGGGTCACCTTTGGCGATATGCTGGTGAAAGTGCGCCTGGCATTGACTTGGCCACCCATCCTGTTTCCAGTCTGCGTCGTAGCCGTATTTTAATTGGGCCTTGTACAGCTTCTCTGCCAGTGCAGTGCAGAAGTCGGCAACCAGCTTCTGCGTATCCGGGTGAAGTCCTAATGGCATAATCGGCGCCTTCTGCGCCACACTCTCCGCAGCCAGCTGCTGGTACGCTTTCGCCAGCGCCATAACCTTTGTCTCTCTGATCGACAGCTCGCCTGCGCTCTCCAGGGAGGCGATGAGCTCGTTTACAGCCTGTAATGTGATAGTCATGCTGATGCTCTCCCGTAAACAGCCAGTACCCGCTTCATCGCCGGGCTTTGCCGACACTCGTTGAAAATCTGATTGGTGCTCTTCCTGCCTGAAATTTCTTCTTCCGTGGCCAGCCGGTAGTAAACCGTCCGCCACACCCGAGCTTCAGCTACCAGCACCCCCTGCTTTGCCAGGATATTTGCAGCCTGGTTGATGCAGGTATGCGTCATTCCTGAAGCCGCGGCGACATCTGGAGAACTGCAGGTTTTATGCGTTTTCAGGTAGTTCAGAATTGCGTCTTTTCCAGTCATGACCGGTTCTCCCGATAGCTGTCCCAGGTAAACGAAATCGTGCAGCCGCCGCCGTCGTTCATGCGGTCGATGACGCGCTCACCGATAAACTGCGTCAGCTCATCCTTCGGGAGGTTGCTGATCAGGATCGTGGGCTTCAGGCGCTCGTAGCGGGTGTTGATGATTTCAAACATGATCATCTTCTCGGCTTCGCTGCCAAACTGCACACCAACCTCATCGACAATGAGAAGGTCTGGCTTCGTGAAGTAGCGGATCACGTCTTCCTCAGTGCGCGTGGCTGTTTTTGACCAGGTCGATTTAAACTCCCGGGCAATCTTCAGCGCCGTCGTGAAAATGACTGAGCTTTGGTGGTGCTCAATCACATGACGGGCAATGGCCAGCGCAAGGTGGTTTTTACCGGTACCAGGCTTGCCACACATAACCAACCCACCGCCCTGCTGGAGGCGATCAGTCCATTTCGATGCGTAGGCCTGGCAGACCCGTAATGCTCGCTCAGAATCCTTCCCAACAGGCTTGTAGCTGTCCAGAGTGCACGTGGAGAAGCGCTCTGGTATGTCCAGCTGGCGAAGCAGCCTTTCTGCAGTTTGCTGGCGAACTCGCTTATCCCAGCGAACCTTTTCATCCTTCAGAAAATTCAGTTCGTCTTCCAGGCAGCCCGGACAGCGTGTCGGCGGTGATGGCAGATTGATGATGCTGCTGGTCAGGATCCGCTTGCGCTGCTCATACTCGCCATGCTTTTCGCAACAGACGCGCTCGATAACCACTTCGCAATTCTGGATGTCTTCCGGTGGCTTACTCAGCTGATCAAGCATCCGCTCAATGGCAGTGATTTTTTCTTCCAGTTCCATGATCAGTCCCTCGCCCATGATGGGATTTCAGTCTGCCCGTAGTCTTTAGCGGAAAAGTTTTCTGTCTGCCGGCTATTTGAAACCTTGCGTGGCACCCTTGAGGCAGCCTGCTTGTTCTGGTAGCTCAGTTTCTGGCTGGCAGTGATAAACCAGTTTTTCGGCTTTTCGTGACTAAATTCGATATCCAGCTTTTGCAGCTCGTACTGCAGGTCAATCAGCGGGTACAGGGTTAACCACGCCTGGTAGTCTTTGTGATTCAGACGAACCACAGAACCTTCGAATGCATATCGACTAGCCATCTGATGAACAGTTGCCTGCTCAGCCCCTTTGTCACCGTCGCAAGTCGCGGACGCGGCTTGGGTGTTATCCAAGGAATCAGGATCAGGGTTAAGGGAATCAGGAATCAGGTTAAGGGAATCAGCAGGATTTAAACTGTTCTCTACTGATTCCTGCACCATGCTTGTACTGTGCAGTTCTGGTGCTCCTTTATTTTCAACGTCTTGGAGTGATTCTGAGTCCTTCTTTTCTTCCTCTGCATCTTCATTGCACTGTTCTTGTCCGGTGCTTTTATCGTTCTCAAGAGGTGCTGGTATCTCACTTGCAGCTTCTTTGCAGTGAGGGTTTTGGTGCTTCTTCCAGTTCGATATCTGTATGTAGCACTCACCATTAACCCGGTAGCGGATAATGAATTTATGGTCATTGAGTTGCTGAAGAAGAGCGTCACAATCAGCCTCATCAAAAGGGAGAAGCATCGCTTTAATTTTTTTCGGGCGATCATCAAGGCGCCCCTCTTTATCAGCTATCGTCCAAAGACCAGCAAACAGAAGTCGCCCCAGCGGATGGCATTCTGCAAGCTCATCATTAGTGAAAAAGCCTGGTTTGATATTTCTGGATCTGGCCATTTAAAACTCCACAGGTTGTGTCGGGCCGTAAATGCCCTGGGACGCACGCTCAGCCCGAAAAGACTCATATTCTTCTCTGTGCTTCCTGAGTTCCTGTTCATCAGCTGGCTCAATGGCGTACGCATTCGAGTCATACATGGCAATGACGACGCCGTGTTTTTTTCTGATGTTCAAAACGGTATCTGCGCCGATGCGGATCAGCCGCTCAGCCGCCGCTAATTTGTCACCAAAGACGCTTATGCCAATGTCATCGAAGAGACTATTGACGTTGAGCTTCCCAAGGGTTTCGAAAGTGATGAAGTCGTTATAAACAGCGATGCTTTCAACGGACTCCCCTACTTGCGCTTCACAGCTCTGAGAGCAGGCGTGAATGATTTCCCCTAAAGAAAGCTCGAAAAATTCTCTGGAATCATTTACGCGCCACTCAGATAAAACCTCATGGACTTCTTTTTCTGATTCCAGTGGGGAATGGGTATAAAAAGCAGCTTCAATTTTAAAAGGCGCCGGAACGCCAGTTGCGGACGACAGCTCCCTAGCCCGAACTTCTGGGCTTGTCGTTGTCATGCCGACTTTGTAGATCCCCGGCATGCATGGGTTACTTAAGACATAGACCCACCCTTCCATCCTGAATTGCTGAGGGACTTCCATAGTCGTCATTACGCCGACTTGCTTTGTAATGGCATCAAGATGCATAATTACTCCTGTGAATTGATCCAGTTAATTCGCGAAGAAAGCCGTTAGTGTTTGCCCACTGCGGCTTTCGCCTTTTAGGCACTTCATCAGTCCCACCCAAGCGGGCCAGGCCGCTTACGCTCAGCGCGTAATCCGATATCTGCCAGCGTTTCTACCGACTGCAGGTAATGCCTGGAAACCACTACCGCTTCAGGCGGCACAACCTGCAGACCAAGCACGGACAACTCTTTTGCTATGTCAGCGAAATGCCCTTCCCCCTTTCTGCGACTGACTGTTGATTCACTGATACCCAATATCTCCGCGTAAGCCTTCTGCCCGATGGATGAAAGGCGGTTGAGTAAAACCCCTTCCAGCTCAATCGGGTTGAGGATCGGCGGTTCTAAGTTGCGGGCTATTGCGCTTTGCATTTGTGATATTTCCTGTTGTTAAGCCGCGGAACATCGCGGACGTGAAAAAACAAGGCTCTCTTTGGAAACGGGTTGGTAATGGCTAAACCCTTTGGTGGCCTCTTCTATTGCCTCTGCCTTCTCAGGCGATGCCCGACGATTTCCATAGGCGATTTGATCCAGATAACCAACGGTTGTGTTTGCCAGTTTTGCCAACTGGGCCCACTCGCCTGTGCTGGCATCTTTTCGCCAGCGTAAAAGTTCATTACTCATGGGACCTCCCCGTGACTTATTTAAAATGGAGTTTAGCGTTATGCTAAATACTAAGCAAGAAAGATTTAGCAATTTGCATATTTATCATTCTGCTAAAAATGACAAAAATGAGCAGATGGAAAGTAAAGAGATTAGAAAAGCGAATCTGGAGAACTTGATCGAACAGCAGCGTGTAGATGTGGGCCTGAACAAGGCTCAATTTGCAGAACTTATCGATACAAGCCCAGCAGCGCTGAGTCAGCTGATAGGTGAAAAACCTCATAGAAACATCGGCGATAAAATGGCTCGTAAAATTGAATCTGCACTCAATCTGCCTTTCGGCTGGATGGATACGTTGCATGCCAAAGAGAACCACACGAACGTAACATTCAGATCAGTAAATACCCCTCAGGGGAGCTACCCTGTGATCAGTTGGGTTAGTGCCGGACAGTGGATGGAAGCTGTGGAGCCTTATCACCGAAGAGCGATAGATCGCTGGTATGAAACAACCGTCGAATGCTCTGACGACTCATTCTGGTTAGATGTCCACGGCGATTCGATGACATCCCCTGTCGGCCTTAGCATTCCTGAAGGCGCTGCTATTCTGGTTGATCCTGAAGTAGAGCCTATTAACGGGAAATTGGTTGTGGCCAAGCTGGAAGGCGATAATGAAGCCACTTTCAAAAAGTTAGTAATTGATGCTGGAAGGCGCTTCCTGAAGCCCTTAAACCCACAGTATCCGATGATTGAAATCAACGGAAACTGTAGGATTGTAGGGGTTGTAGTCGATGCTAAGATATTGAATATTCCCTGATAATACCCCTTTAACAAACCCGCTCCGGCGGGTTTTTTTATGCCTAAAAACTCCCCATTACACCTCATCCAAAAATTAAACCCTAAGTAAATCAAAACGCTAAATACCACATAGCGATAATTTAGCATTTTGCTATTGCCATTTATTTAGCATCGCGCTAAATTTACTCAATCCAAACAACACCGGCAACGCCGGGGTGAAGTCAAAACGTCCCGTTAGCCGCGATAAGGCAAAGGTGAAGAGATGATCCGCGAACAAGACAAACGCGCATGGCGTAATTTTTGGTTAAAGGTCGTTCCGTTTTTGGTTGCTGTCCTTTTTTTTAGCTTCGCATGCTGGGGTGTCGCATGAGCAAACAAGGCATTCGTTCACTGATTTACTGCCTGCTGGTCTGCGGCGTTATCTGGGCAGCGGCGATTATCAAAATTCTGCACGTTACGGGGGTGTTCAATGGCTAAAGCAATTCCTAACAGCGGACGCGCCGTGATGATGCGCAATAACCGCACCGGAGCCGCCTGGCTTGTCAGCTTCGACTACCGTGACGGCAGCTACTGGCACGAGCCACAAGGCAATTTGCGCCACATTCGCCGGCCATACGCATCACGAAGCGTCGAGCCAAACCTGGTACCAGCCGGGACGCATTAACCAGCGCATATCAGCGCGCGAATTTAACTGAGCTATCAGGCAGCTATTACGGTGCCGGGATTCTTACAACCTTTTGGAGGGTTAAACCATGCAACCATTACCACGCTTAACCGCCGATCGCCTAGCCGTTCTGCCGGCCGGTACCCGCCTGAAAATGGGCGGACACATCGTGAAGTTTGTCGGTCTCGGGTCATTTACAAACGCAGCTGGCGTCACTCAGTCCATGGTCGATTATGTCGACTCCCGCGGCGTCCAGGGCAGCTTTGAGGAAAAGATTTTCCTCTCCACAGCCACCGAACACCTGAATGCGGTTCAGTGCGAACACTGCTTCGCTCTGCGCCATCCGAAGGACTGCGTTGTCCGCTCCATCACCAACTATATGACCACCCGGCAAGCGCATTTCTGCGACGACAGAGGGTGCGCTGAGAAATATTTCATCAAACACCCGGGGCGCCAGAAAGCTGGCCGGAGAACGAAATGGTAAGCCAGACCGCAATGCTGGCGCTGGCCATGGTGATTATCGCCTATGACCTGCAGCCGGAAGACCTCGAACAGGCCGCCAACCAGCTGGCCGAATATGACGCAGTAACCGACGCAAACACGGAGATGAAAAATGTTGCGCGTGATTGATACCGAAACAACCAACTTTGAAGGCGGCATTGTGGAAATCGCCAGCGTCGACATTGAAAGCGGAGCGATCTGCAACCCGATGAGCGATTTTGTCCGCCCTCCGGAAGCGATTGGTTTTGAGGCTATGGCCATTCACCACATCACCGAAGACATGGTGGCCGACGCTCCGCTCATCAGCGAGGTGATCGGTCGCTACCTGGGTGCAAACGTTTATGTGGCTCATAACGCCGCATTCGACAAGGGCAAGCTGCCACAGATTGATGCTCCATGGATTTGCACGCTGAAGCTGGCGCGGAAGCTTTATCCGGAGTTTGAAAGTCACGGAAACCAGTACCTGCGTTACCGCCTTGGGTTGAAGCCGACCCTGCCGGAAGGGCTCTATGCGCACCGCGCGCTGTATGACTGCTATGTCACTGCGGAGCTGTTGATGTACATGGGACGCGAGGCGCAGTGGACGATCCGCGAGATGCGAGAGATATCGGCAAGCCCTTCGCTTCTCTACCGGATGCGTTTCGGTAAGCACAAGGGGAAAACCTTTGAGGAGGTTGCCACCGAGGATAAGGGCTATCTCCGCTGGCTTCTCGGGACCGATCTGGACGAAGACATGGAATTCACCGTTAAACACTGGCTGAAAGGAGCCTGATATGGGAACGCCTGTACTCATCCTGGGTGATAGCGGCGCCGGCAAGTCATACAGCCTGCGCAACTTCACGCCTGACGAAGTGATTTTACTGCAATGCATTCCGAAGATGCTGCCATTCCGCGCTACCGGCTGGAAGCTCAACGGGAAAGAGTTGCCGGATGGCTCTGTGCAGCGTGGAAACATCATCCGGTTTGATGCCTGGGATGCGGTGCTGGACTCCATTAACCGCATGGTGCTTTCGAAGACCAGACGCGTACTGGTTATCGACGATTTCCAGGTAGTCATGCAGCACGAAAACATGATGCGCGCATATCAGACCGGGTATCAGAAGTTTACGGAAATGGCCGATCACGTGTGGCAAATCATTATGGCCGCCACCCGTCTGCCGGACGACTTCCGGGTTTACTTCCTGGCTCACACCGAAGAGTCGGACGGGAAAATCCGGATGAAAACCACCGGCAAGATGTTGAACGAAAAGCTTACCCCTGAGGGCTATTTCTCCATCGTCCTGAGGGCCATCAAGAAAGACGGGAAACACGTTTTTTTGATTAAGGGTGACGACAACGACACCGCCAAAGCGCCGCCGGACCTGTTCCCGGGGCTAACCGAAATGGATAACGACCTTAAAGCCGTTGACGTCGCTATCACTGAATTTATGACCGAATTATAAGGATCACAACTATGAACCAGCCAATGTCTTTTGTATGGAATACCGAAGCCGCCAGCCTGGCGAAGAAAGCAGGCGCCACTGGCGGAATTAGCGAAACCGGCGCTTACGAGGGATTCATTACCTCAGCCATTTATACCTTCGGTAAGGATGGCAGTCAGTCACAGGCGCTTGAGCTGAGCCTCGACAGTGACGGTGCCAAAGCCAACTACCTGCGCATCAACTACATCGGGAAAGATGGGCAACAAACTTTTGGCATGGGATTGATCTCCGCCCTTCTCTGGGCTGCCCAGGTTAAGAGCGCTCAGCCAGAACAGGTGCAAACTGAAAATGGTGTTGAGTGGCATTGTCCGGCACTGGTCGGCAAGAAAGTTGGCCTGTTCCTGCAGAAAGTCCTGTACACCAAAGGCGATGGAACTGACGGTTATAAATTCGAAGTCCGCCACGTTTTCCAGCCTGGCTCGCGTCGCACTTATGCCGAATACAGCGAAAACGAAGCGGCAACCGCTATCGCTGCCCTGGAAAAGTCGATGAAAGATAAAGACGATCGCGTCCAGGGTAATCCTCAGTTTTCCGGCGGTGGTCGCCAGCAGGCTGGCGCTAACCCTTACGCGCAGAACCCTAATGCAGTACCACATTCCCGGCTTCAGCAGGCTGCTAATCAGCACGCTCAGAACATCCAGAATCCGCCGGACTTTGACGACGACATTCCCTTTTGACGGGGTCGAGCATGAAGCACGCTCAGGACGATATCAGGGTTGGCGCGGTGCGCCTTCCCTTTCTGAAAGAAGTGAAAGGCTGGCTTATGCCATGGGGTGAAGTGATCAGTAACCCTTTAAAGGCTCAGCGGCTGGCTGAAGAGCTCGATACGAATGAAGAGCTGAACACGAAAAGAGGTGCGCAATGAATGATGGCTATGTCAGCGAACTTGAAATGGGTAAATGCGGAGAATATTACGCAATTTTCAAACTCGCAAAACAGGGGTTTGTTTGCTTCCCGTCGGATCAGGGACTGCCATACGACATAGTTGTTGAGGCAAATGGCGATCTACTTAAAGGCCAGGTGCGCTCAACACTAAAAATGCGCGACTACGGCAAGTCAAAAAGCGTCTATCGGTTCGGCATGAGGACCGGAAAGGGTAACGGCCGAGCTACACCGATGAATTGGAGTGACTTTTATGCTTTTGTCGTGATCGAAGAAGAAAAAATCGCATTCATGACTACGACGGAATTAGCGAGTGCTAAAAATCCCGGCGCCCTCATTCAAACAATGGAGTTCAGGTCTGCCAGTGGCATTTATCCTGGTCGGATTTATTCAAACGGCACACAGAGAATGCTCGATTACTCACGAAATATTGAGAGTTATGAAGATTTTAACCGTGTTGCTTCTCTGATCGGAGATAAAAAATGCCGAATCAAAAATACAGCTTAATCATGGCTGACCCGGCCTGGTCTTACGGGAACACGATCAGCAACGGTGCCGCTGTCGACCACTACCCCACCATGAGCTTGCTCGATATGAAGCGGCTCCCGGTATGGGAACTCGCAGCGGATAACGCTGTGCTGGCGATGTGGTACACCGGCACCCACAACCAGGAGGCGATCGAGCTGGCCGAGAGCTGGGGTTTTACGGTGCGCACGATGAAGGGCTTCACCTGGGTGAAGTTGAATCAGTTGGCCGAACTACGCATTACCAAGGCTCTGGCAGAGGGCGATGTGACCGACTTTTACGACTTCCTCGACCTGCTGAATGCAGAGACGCGCATGAACGGTGGCAACCACACCCGCGCCAATACCGAAGACGTGCTGATCGCCACCCGTGGCGCCGGACTGGAACGCAAACACGCCGGCATTAAGCAGGTGGTCTACAGCCCGCTCGGCGCGCACAGCGAGAAACCGTGGGAAGTTCGCCACCGTCTGGAACTACTTTACGGCGATGTGCCGCGGATTGAGCTTTTCAGCCGCAGCGCTGCGCCAGGCTGGAGCCACTGGGGTAACCAGTGCGCCACCGCTTCCGTTGAGCTGATACCCGGCTGCGCCATCGACGTTGTTAAGACGGAGGCAGCATGAGCAAAGGAACCATTATCTGTCTGTGCGATATCACTGGCGTCATGGCTGAGCCATGGGTCGAAGCAGGTTATCGCGCCGTCCTGGTGGACCCGCAGCACCCTGAAACTTCGATCGACGGTCCTGTTGAGCGCATATCGGCAAC